ATTAACTACCTACTGCGTTGGTATTATCATATATGCTAAATTGAGCAGTTTCAATCTTATTCGCCCATCCTTCTTTTCTTAATTTAATAATTAAGTGTGCAGGACCATCTGAAATTAATCTAATATCTTTATTCGCATAAATTCTGTCTGAAAATCCAGTATAATCATAATATCCAGCATTAACCAAATAATAGTGGTTATGTAAAGTAGGAACAGCTGGATCTAGTAGTCTAGCAACATCCCAATGTTTATTATGTTTACATCCCCACCAAAGTTCAGTGATATAAACTCTTGATCCAGTATATGAAACAAGAGCACCACCAGTTTCATCTGGTATTGATGTTGGTGCCACATATGACTGTGTAGATTTAGTCATATCATTTTCCAAACTTAGATCAATCGATCCACCATTTGCTTCTGTGATATAACATTTAAAAACTATTTCAGTTTCTGTGTGTAATATAATATGTTTACCAGCCATAAATTATCCTTGTACCTTTGTTCCTGCACGCCATTGCTGGCATGACCAGTATCTTGCTTTCCATTTTGGTCCTGGATTGTCGCAATTATGTCTTGCTCTAAAACTTTTACGTCGAGCAGGATCATCTCTTTTTATTTCCATATTTGGATCACCAAATCTTACAATTACTGTATTGCCTGATTCGTTCTTTGTATAAACAGCAAACTTTTTTGGTCCTTTTGGTGTTCTAAAAGGAGAATTTAGAGTCACAGTACGTCCTTGATATTCTGCTTCTTCTAAAACTTCAGGTTCATATGATCTAGTTTCACAAACTAAATCAATTATACTTTCTTTAAATTCATTAAATGTTTTAGGGTTTGCTTTTATTTTATCTATAATCATTTTAGCAATAGTTTCTGGATTTTCACCCTCTGCTTTTATTTCTATAAACCCAGATTTACTTTTATAATAATCCACTACAGGACCAGTTTCTTTTTGGTATAAAGCAATTCTATCTTTAATAATTTCTGGTTTATCATCTAATCTTCCACGAGCAGTTAATCTTCTTATTACTTCTTCTTCACTCACATTTAAATAAATTACTTTATCTATTTTAATTCCCTCTCGTTGTAAGTCTTCTACTTGTTGCATATAACGAGGATATCCATCAAACACAGCACCATTTTTAGCATTAGCTACTGCGTTCTTAATTAAATCAAGCACAATTTCATTAGGAGCAAATTCACCTTTAGATAAAGACTTTGCTAATTCTGGATTAGTTTCAGCTTTTTTTCTTAATAAATCTCCTGGATAAATATGTTCTAAACCAAACTCTTTTGTAATAAATTTAGCATAAGTTGATTTACCAGATCCTGGACCACCTAATAAAATTATATTCATTTTGTTAATCTTGTTCTTTCAATTTTACGAACAACTGGCACAAGTTTCATAGCAAAATTATCAATATAAGATTTTGGTAATGCTGCTATGCGTTTTTCTGCTCGTTCTCTTTCAGCAACTGACATATTTGTTGGTGACTTTTTAAATAATAACTTTTTAATTTTATTAATCGCAAGTCTTCTTGCTCTTTTATTTACTACGTCCATTGATGATGCTCTTTTTAAAGCAAGACGTAATTTAGCATTTCTTCTACCTTTTGTTCTTGCGAAACGAATACGTGATTTAATACGTTCTGGTCTTGTAAGAACTTCTTTAATTGTAGGAATATCATAAGTAGTATTCTCATCATCAACTACATCTAATTCATCATCATCGTATATGTCTAGATAATCGTCATCTTCAAGTGGATCTTCATTATCATATTTACGAATAATTGCATCCATTTCATAATCATCTAAACCAAAATCAAATTTAGAATCATAAGGATCATTTGATTCTTTTATTGAAGCTATTTCTGCATCAGAAACTTCTCCATCTTTAATTATTTCTTTTAATTTTTTATAAAACGTTAAGTAATGATATTTTTCAAGCATTTTGTAAATAACATTCTTAGGTAAAGCATTCTTCTTACCATATTCACGTATTTCATCTGGTGTTAAATCAGCATCAAAAACTTCTTTACGATCTTTCATAGTTTGGTCGCCAGCATCTACTAATGCTTTAATACCTGACATAATTTCACCAATCTTCTTCGAAACGATTCCTTTTAAGTTTTCAACATTGTCTGGATCTAAACGTTTTAAATCTTGATAATCAACTATATCTCTTTCTAATTCTCCCTTAACAACATCTAACCTTTTCACTTTGTCTTCAAAATCTTTTGCGTATTTCTCAGGATTAAATTTAAATGCAACTGGCTTTTTAATAAATTTATTTTTTTCGATATCAAAAATGCCATCACTTAAATTGTCGTTTCTTTCTTTTAATTTTGGATCTGTTAATACAAAATAATTAATGGGATGATTAGTTCCTGGAACTGTTTTACCATTTATATCTTTTAATGATTTAGCAATTTCTAATCTCTTTTCATCTCTTTGGTTTTCAGGAACATCAAAAAGAACATTAACATCTAAATCAGCATCATCTCTATATTGTTTTGTAAGTATTGAACCAATTAAACTAAATTTAATAACTGGTGCTTTCTTTTTAAATTCTTCTATTTGGTCTAATATAATTTTTCTTACTGATTCTTTTAACTTTGGCTCTTCTGTATCAGCATTATCAAAAATTAATTTTGAATAAGTTTTTTGTGGTATATCAATAACAGATTCAGTTTTACCATACTTACGCATTGCTTCTGCTTTTGTCATTTTATACTTATTATAAAAATCATTAGCCGATAAATCTTGTAAATCGATTGCCATATTTTTAAACATTCCCTCATCTACTACTCCTTGAATGTTTTGAGAATTAGGAATTTTTAAATTCTGTACATCTAATAATCTTTTGAAATCTTTGTATGTAAGGATTCCTCTAGCTAAATTATCTTTTTTATTTTTATCTACTGGCGTCATTTAATTTCTAATATTATTAATTTGTTTTTTTACATTTTCTGTTGTAGATGCTGGATGTTTAAAAGTAATAAAAGATCCTTTTTCTACAACAGAAGAAATATCACATTTTTTATTTTCTACTAAACAATAATCTCTTAATGTACGATACTCACCAAGGAGTAATCCCACATAAAATAAACTAACAAATGCTGACATAAAGAAAAGCACTTTTAGTTGTGTTCCGATTTTGTTTAATATTATTTTCATATTTTTATTTAATCGTTGTGTCTTATTAATATAATATATGCCATAACAAGAATAATAATTACTGCTACTGTTTTTATTAAAAACATTTCCATAACTTATCCCTTTGTTAGAAATTAGTTATAATATATTATAATATAAAGACTTTAATTATCTTGCTAATGGATTTTGATTCGATTGTCTTAATTCACGAATCTGTACTTTCAATAATTCAACTTCTTTCGTAAGAATTGCTACATCTTGTGTGACTTTCCCTACTGTTGATGCTACTGCTTTTGGATCAAGTGAATTTATTTTAGCCATAATTTCACCATATTTAATAAACCCACCACCAATAGTACCAATAATTGCTACTGTTGCGATTATTTCTTTTAAGTTTGCTTTTATTTTATCTATCATTTATCTATTCCTTTTTAGTTCTTCAAGTTGAATAATTATATCATTTATCTCATCTTGAATTTGTGCCATTGCTAGTTGTTGTTTACCAATAGGATCTTTACTTACATAAGCATCTAAATTTACATTCGTGTAAACTGCTTTTTGTGATATATCAGCTTGTAAATAAAAATCTGGATTTGGTATTCCATTATAATATTTAGGTTCGTAAAAAGAACGATTCTCATAAACTGCTAAATTTGGAGCACCTGATTTTATGCCATCTAATTTAATTTCTTGTATTGCCTTTGTTTTTTCATCAACTGTTTTTAATTCTCTTTCTACTTTTTCTAGTGCAGCTTTAACTTTAATATCGATAGCAGGCAACCCTTTTGCATCAACAGTATTCTCTTTTGTTGATACAGTTTTTTCATCAGACGTCTTCGTCGTCGATCCTTCTGCTTTCGAATTTTCTGATGAAGCAGACTGAGTTGTTGTAGACGATGACTTTTCTGAACTTGACTCTGTCTTCGTATCTGTTTTCTCACTGACTGTCGTAGTTTCTTGATTTGATGAAGATGTAGCATTTGACTCCTTAGTTGAAGTTGGCTCTGGGCTTTCAAAAAGAGTTGGGTTTGCTTCTTTCATATCAGCCACAGCTTGCGTGTTTATTTCATTTGCCATTTCTTTATAATCTAAATCACTCATACCAATATCTGCTTCAGTTAGTCCTACTTTAGCAAATTCTTCTTTAAATATTTGTTTAATTTCTTCTTCACTAATTAATTCTGTTGGTGTTTCAATTGTAATTGTAGGTGGCACATAACAAGTACCTAATGACTCACAAGATATAATTGATGTAGTAATTGTTTGTTCAGTTAAAGATGTTGATGTTAATTTATTATATGTTATACTTAAATTAGGATTACTAATATCAACACCTTGCCAAGTAGCACCACCACCTGAACTTGATAAATCAAATCTCATTTTAGAAGTATATCCTGATGCTGAATTTTCTCCGATAATAATATTATCTAAATTTTTTGTACTTCCAGGAATAGAATTATTATTAGAGTATATTCTATTTTGAGTTATTGTTTCACCTGTATCATTATTAATAACTGAATGTGAAAAGTTTAACCAAGAATTCCAAGTCCAAAAATGATGTGTATATGCTGAAGCTGATTGTGTAAATCCTAAATTTTGTTCAGGTTTCGTAATACCAACAGATGTTAAATTCTTTTCAGTTTGTAAATAAGTTTCACCTGCTTTACCTGTAATATAATTGCAACCTAAATCACTTGTTGAACCTGAAGGATTTGAAGTCTTTTGTGTGCCTGTCCAACTGTTATCACAAAAATTTGTTGAAACTAAATTACCACTATTTGTATTCGCAACCTTTGTCATTATATCAGTTGTAGTTTGATTTGTGATTGTAGTTGTTATATCGCCAATGTTTGGTGTGTTTGGTGTATTTACAGTTGATATTGGTGTATTTGTAATTGTAGTTGTAGTTGTAGTATTACCATTTACTGTCACAGTTGTTGTGGAAGTTTGAGCGATAGCTGAAGTTGAAACAACTCCAATTATTATTCCTACAATGTATAATAGTTTAATTACTTTCATAATCTACCATTGAATCTGGTTCAATTATTTCCCTTGTTTTTTCATACCAATAACGTCCAGAATCTCTTAACCCATCATTCGCTGAACGTATTTCTTCCATTCTTTTTTTAATATATTTTACTTCACTTTTTTTTAATTTATAAATTTTGCCGTCTTCACATCGGTCAATCGAACTAATTACATCATCTATAATTGGGCAAGTAAGATCTGGCACTTTTGGTGCTTTTCTTTTTAGAGCACGCATCGAGATCTTCTGTTTCTTTTTTCGAGCCATAATGATAAACTCCTATATTAATTGTTGTCATTATGTACTTTACTATTTTTTCTCAGTAGTCTCTGCTTTTTTTCTTTCTTCTTCTTTACGTGCGTCTTCAATTACTTTTAACTTATCAACATATTGATTATAGTCAGGTCTTAACTTGTCGTATTTTAACCATTGTGTAGTTGCTTCTGAACCAATTTTTCCTTCAAATGGACAAGGTGTACCAGATTGTTCCATCGCAAAAAATACACGTGGGTCTTGACAGAGTATTGACACTGCAGCAACTTTCATTCCTAAATCATTTAAAACTTTTGAAAGTTTAATTCTTTCGCAATTTTCATCTGACTTATAACTTCCTCCAGTCACACCTACACCGAAAGTAGATAAACCAGCAGAATATCCCACTAAACATAAGTCTTGTGAATATGCTGACATACTCGGAGCAGTTGCACTTGCAGTCACTCTTGTGTCACCACTATACGCATTTGTCGTATTTGTAGTTGATGATGTAGTGTTGCTCGATGAACCAGATTGGTATGTTGATGTTGTATTTGAAGTATAACCACCTGTAATAGCAGTATTACTTCCACTCGTATTAGTTTGTGTTTGACCCAATGCACTCGTTCCTAGCACTTGCCAGAACGCAATCATAAAACATAACGAAAGACCAAATAGTCTTTTCATTTGTTTTCCTTTTTAATTTTTTATAATGCTTTAATTATTTCTTCCCAATTGGAATAATAATTCTTTATATCATTTTTTAAATTTATTTCAATTTTTGAACGAAGATCAATCACATCATTTCCGAAATAACTATAATATTCATCATGTAGTTTCTCTAACGAATCATATAATTTAGCAAGTCTTCTATTTCCCATTAATGTAGCAATATATGCTCTTGCTTTAAAGTGATCGTTATAATGTGTGTACTTTTTTATTTGCTCAATAAAAGGTTTTGGTAATTCTTCTTGTGGCTTTTCTATTAAAAAGTCTTTAAGAGTTTTCATTTTCTTTTTCCTCTGCTTGTATAAATCCTTTTTTACGATAATCTGCCCATTTACTTACAGGTATTCTCACTACTCTTTCTTGTCCTGGTTTTCTTAAATTATTTGGTCTCGCAACTAACATAGTTTTTTTCTGTTCTTTAATTCTTCTTATTAAATTTAAAACAGATTCTAATTTAGTTGATTCAGGTACACAATTTGGAACTTCTTTTCCATTTTTCTTTTTCATTCCAACTTGTTTATAACCAACCCAACAAGGATCGTCTTTATCTTTTTCTTTTAATTCTTTTTCCTCTTCATCTTTTTCAGTTTCTTTCGATTCAATATCCAAAGTTTTAGGATATCCTTCTTCTCCTGGACGTTTTGGTCTTAAACCTTTTTCACGTCTTGCATGTATATTTGCCCAAAGACCTGCACCTGCTTCTTTTAATTCTTCTTCTTTTACTGTTTCAGTTTTAATTATTTGTTGAGATAAAACTGAATAGCCAGTAGTCTTTAATACTTTTTTAACTTTTTCTTTTGCATCATCTGGCGTTTTAGCGAAAACAACTCTTGATAATTCTTTATTCTCACTCTTCTCGCCACCTGCCATTGTTGCTGGATCTTTCACAACTGTTTTGACAGTGTACTTATTCATTTCTTTTAAATTTTCTACTGCTTCACCAAACTTCATAAACGATGGCATATTCGCTGGTGATAATGGATCTGCTTCTATTTCAGTAGGTAATGGTCCTAATACATCTACAGCTTCTTTTTTACTTTGTAATCCTTGTAATCTTAATCTAGCTGTTGCTATATCAGATTTAATAATTGCCATTTGTGTTTTAGCATCAGCATCAGCAGGATTAATTTTCCCTAATTTAGCTAAAAGATCTGACACTCTGTCTTTTAATTTCGTAATTCTTTCTTGTTTATTACCAGTTGCTTCTTGCATTGCTTGTGGTAATAATTTTTTATCATACTTAACATCTAACATATCTGCAGTTTTTAACATTTGATTTACTACATCAGATAATTCAGGTGTAATTCTTTTTGCTCTTAATTTTCTTAATCCTAGATTAATTAATTGTTCAGGACTAGACATTTTTTCAGGATTATCTATTCCTAAAGCACCAGCTATAATTCTTGCTATTTTAATTTTATCAGCTGATGTGAAGTTAAATGGATTATCAGATGCTTCAGTGATTGATGTTTCTTTAAATGTACCTCTTGGAAGTTTTAAAACTAAATCTGCAACCATACCTGATACAGCATGATCAATATTTTTTAAAGCATCTATTCCTTTTATTAAAGGAACTTGAAACACATCTTTATTTTGTTTATAAAATTTTAGTGATTCATCAATTGATTTAAGTGCATTAATAACTGCGACTGAATCTGTTTCAGCTGAGATTACTGATTCTATAATTGGTTTTAATTCAGGAACAATTTCAAAATTAGAAGTTGTAAATCCTTTATAAGAAATTTGATGTTTATCTTTAGCTTCTGTTTTATAATTCATATCTGTAATAACTTCCTTTACTGAGTCAAGCCATTTCTTACTTAACTCTCCATTTTCGTTTATAACTGTAATGTAGTTTGTTCCTCTGTCCATAACTTCATATACTCCTTTATCGTCTTTAACTGTTGACCCAATTTTAAATACTTCACCTCTGAAATATTTTTCTCTTAATTCGTTTTGATTATTTGATATATTGATTTCGAAAGATTCTATTTTTAATCCTAGTCCCTTACGAACATCATTATACATTTTTTTGGTATCAACATCAGTAAGTTTTTTAGTGACACCTTTTTCAAAAGATTTATAATCCCCTTTTGAAGCAGCATCTCTCATCTTACTCGCTGACATACCATCAGCATCATCACTATCAGGATCTCTTTCTCCTGCTGAATGAATTTCTATTTTACTAAACTTATATTCTCTTCCATTATACTTATTTAAAAGAGATTCAAATTCTTTTGTTCTATCGCTTCCAACAACTAAATGAATTTCTTTAATTCCTTCTCTCTCAAAACTTTGTAATAATTGTATAATGTTTCCTTTCGCAGCATAGATATGAGCATCACGAAAAGACTTTTCCATATACTTAATTTTATCTTTTTGAGATAATGGATTACTCTTTTTGTCTTGAGTAGCTGTTGTGTAAATACGATATGGGATTGATGTTTTCTTTGAAAGTGCCTCAACTTTTGAGATTAAAAGTTCGTGCCCAACTGTTGGTGGGTTAAAGCGACCGAATGCAAATATAAGAGATTTGTTCGGTAATTCCGATAGTAGTTGTTTTATTGTTTTCATGTTTCAATTTATCCATCCGTATTATATGCTTATATTTAGTATTTTTAAGGTTTATCTTTGCCAACCTTTTAATATATCTGGTGAAAAATTAGCACGCGAAAACTCAAGTCTATCAACGATTTTTATAGCATTTCCTACTTTGTCAATAGCTACAAAACCCTCTACTCCCGTCGGAACAAAACCTTTATCTGTTCTTAGGAAAGTACCTATTTCTGATGCTTCATTCATCTTAGCTATAATAACCTTTTTAGCATCAGCGATTGCATTTGTAAGCTCAAATACTTTTATAATGTCTTCTTGTTTATGAACTGAGAAGTACTTTAAAACTTTTTCTTTTTCAGCTTTGTATTTGTCTTTAGCTTTATCTGTTTTCTTACTATCTATCGTTTCTTTATAACGATCGGCTATAAAATGAAATAACCCTGCAACATGTGCTTTTACGTTTGTTATTTTTTCACCATCTTTAATTTTAGAATTATTATATATTTTAATTAACTCAAGAAGTTCTTTATCAGCTTGAATATCAGAGATAGCTTTAGAATTAATTTTAGAAAAAAGTTTTTCTACTCTCTCAAGTAATGCATCTAGATTTGCTAATTCAGTTTTTGTAAATGTAGCAGATCCCGATACATCTTTATAAGTTGCATCATCTACCCATATAGTTGATATTTTTTTAAATCTATCTACAATGCTTTGTCCAAACTCAGCTGTAAGTTTACCTAAAGATCCTTTATAAGTTGTATGGAATACTACACCTATATTTGCCTTTGAAATAGTATTCGCTAATGCTGTATTCGCAGGTATCGCATATACAATTGTATTTGGATGAAATGTAATATAGCTTTCTCCCTCGATAGTTGTTTTCTTGAGAGTGTCTTTTGTAAACATTATATCACCTTGATAAATTCCTGACTTAACTACTTTAGAAAATTCTTCAAATGCTGTAATAAGTTTATTACTTAAATCTTTATTTTCTTCGCCTTGTTGTATTTCCTTTACAGACTTATATACTTTTGGTGTTGCATTAAAAATAGACTTAGTTGAAACAAAAAACTTTTTATCTTTAGGATCTATTCCTACAAAAATAGCAGGTGCGCCATCCCACTTAACTGTAGTCTTTAATTTACTCGTAGATTTTCCTTGAAGCATTTTTCTTAAATCATAAAGAAAATTAATGGCTTTTTTAGTGCCTGATAATCCTTCATTGAAGACCAAGTCTTCTAGATGCTCCATATGAGCATTAACTGATTCTACAAGGTATTCGTTAAATTGTTTCATATTTTTTTTAATAGTATTCTTAAATATCTTGGTGTAAGTGCACCCTCTGTTGTTCCTCTAAATTGGAATTCAACATCATATTTGTCATTATTAATTGTTGCTAAAAATTTAATTGCTGCATATTTACGTTTTCCAGATTCGGGATATTTGTAAACTGGATCTGCTGAAATTGAAACATCAGATGTATATCCTTTAAAAATTACATCAATATCGTTTTTTCCTGGACCGAATTTATTAATTAGTGTCACTTCTTGTCCAAGAGATAATTGAATAGTTTTTGCTAAATTTTTCTTAACTATTTGTAGACTTTTGGGAGAAACTACATTTGAACGAAATATCTCACCAAACCCACCCATTCCTACTCCATCTAAACCAAAAAACTTATATGCTTCATCTCTCACTCTAGGAGTGACTTCAAATATTTCTTTCATACTTCCATTATAGATATAATAAGATGATGAAAATTTAAGAGAACAATATATAGATTTATTCGGACCAATAATATCAATATCGCTTACAGCTTCTCCTGTGTTATTCCCAAGAGTTATTTGACCATTTGAAAAACTTGCTGGTCTTTTTGAATTTCTATTTCCTACTGCTTTCGCTTCGAATGCATTTAAATTTTTTGGTGTTATTTTATATATACTAAGAAATGTTTTATTTGAAAATAAAGATTCAATTGTATCTGCATGTTTTAATTTTTTTACTGGTTCACCCTTGAAATAAGCATTTAAATCTTTTTCTAACTCGTTTTCAAATACTTTACCACCTGAACCTTTTGTTATAATGGGTTTAAAGTAAATGTCACCTGATGCTTTTTGTAATTTAGCTGAATCTAAAAAGAATTGAAATACACCAAGTGAAGATTTAGAAGAGGGTTTTATATGATAATTTTTAAATTTAGATTTAGAATTTGATTTAATTTTATCTGCAGCTTTTCTAAAGTTATCAAAAGCATTGCTTCTTGTTGCTTTATCTGCTGTATAAATTACTATATCATTTTTATTGAAAATTACTTTAGCTGGAGATTCTTTAATTATCTCAACTATTGATTTAACATTAAACAGATTTGCGATAAATTCAGATGGATTTGTAGCCATTAGAAAAACTTTCTTTTAGTCCACTTCTCACCACTTAAATTCATTTTTTCAACCCATTGAATAAACAATCCTTCTTCTCTACCCATTGCTTCTATTTCCCATGGTTGATCCCAATAACTAACTTTTTCTGAATTTATTTTATGTTTTCTAAATTTAGTAATAAAATTATGTTTAGTTTCTTTCATCTCGCCAGTCGCCCATTGTTTTACATGAACCAACTCGTGAGCAAGTGTTTCAAGCATACTTCTTAATCTTAAATTTGAATCTATTTCTATAATATAATCTGTTGGTGGAATATCTGAATCTTCATAAAAAGCAGTTTCACCATACGATTCTGTTTTTTTATAAAGTGTTGGTTTAAAAGCTATACGAATATCTAATTTATTACTTAGACGAGATGAAATGAGTTTTTCGAGACAAAACTTAGCCAATGATTTAGCTAGTTTTTTCTGTTCTTTTGTTCCCCCTCTAAAAGTGATATAAGCCATAACATTATTTAGGTTAAAAACGAATCCAATTAATTATAGCAATTAAAGACCAAATTACGTAAAAACAATTCATTAAAGAACGAGGTTTATCAGAATCTGCTGTTGCTGCATAAAACCAACAACTAGAAGATATAAAAGCAAATACCCATCCCCAAGCTTGAAGAGATAATACTGCACTTCCAGTACAAAGTGCTGCAAGAACACCTGCGATTGCTGCAATCCATCTTGCAAAAGAATCAAATTTTGTTTTCTTTAATAGTTTTATTTTTTTTATTATTAGCATAATACATTTCAGGCTTTGGTATTTCTTTTAAAGAAATAATTTTAGCATTCATATAATTTTCAATTCTGTTTCTCGCATCTTCTTCGCTGTCAGAATAAAACCAAGATTTTATTTGTTTTTTACTCTCGTTAAGTATTATTTCAAACTCCCAAGCTTTATTTAAACGATCTTTCATTTTTTACTTAATACGTGTTTAAAGTTTGCTTCAATTGGAAAATATTTCTCACGATTTTTCATTTTAAGATATTTTATCATTTTTTGTAATATATTAGGATTTTCTCTTATTCTTGCTAGAGCATTATTACAATCATGGCAAATCCATCCTCTTGCCTTTCCAGTTTTATGATCGTGATCTAATACGAATGCTCCATTATATCCTACATCCTCTTTTTTGCGTTCACAAAGAGGACATGTGTATTGTTCATCTGGCTTTTTATATATTTTTTTAAGATTAAATAATTGTGTAGATGGCTTACTTCTACATTGTTTACATTGATTTAATGGTCTATAACCTACCTCTGAACCTCTATGTCTTTTTGAAAATTCTTCTACTGGTTTTTGTTGTTTACAAGACTTACAATAATGTAATAAAATTCCTTCACCTAATGGGTTTATTATTTCACCTAATATATTTAATTTTTTTTCCATTGTAATATATCCTTAATAACTTCCCAAATTGATGAAGTTTTATATTTGTCAATTTCTTCGTTTCCTTGACTTTGTCCTGATGGGTTTATTGATTCTATTTCATTCGACCAATTAGAGTCAAATGAATCGTATTCATTATATTGTTTAGTCATATATTTCAAAGTGATGGTGAAGTTCGTTAATATCTCTTGTGAGACTAAAATCTTTTTTTCTATTGTATTGTTTTTTATTCTTTACAATTTTTTGTTTAAATTTTGGTGTTCTTAAAGACTTAGCTACTGGATTTCTTTTTTTCATCTATTCCCCCACAATTCTAATGCCTTTGACATTGTGATTTTCTTCCATTCATTATCTAAATATTGTTCGAAAAGAACAGCAACAGTCATACATTTTATATCACTGTTTGTACAATTTAATCCATGAGGAATTGAAACATTTACAACTGATGGTCTTCTTATAAGTTCTGAACGAATAAGTTCGCAGTCATTATCATGATATCTTAATGTAATTTTATTTGGATCAAGCTCAGAATCTTCAGCATCAATCCACTCATACATAGGTATGGCAATTCCGTTTTTAAATTTATACCATTCCATATAAGCATTAGAATCGCCATAACTGAAATTCATTTTAATTGAACCACTTGGTGATTCTGAGTCGACATGAGTACCTAATCTTCCTCTAGCTGGAGTGACGAATAATTCTATTTGAGCAATTTCGAATATATCAGTTTCAAAAGATTTAAGATTAGATGATGCATAGTTTTTATCTAAAATATGTTTTCCTGCAGGAAATTTTTTAATTATTTCCATATTTTGTAATGGATCAAATTGTTCTTTTAAATGAAAAAAAAAATTATTCATTTTATATTCGCAAGTGCTTGTTTAATACTAGGATATTCAACACATGAATATATGTAAAGTAGTAATAATATTAAGAATGCTACTATATAAAGATCATTAGTTGCAACTCTAAGAAAAATATAAACATTAAGACAAATTTTATCTTTTAAATAATTATATATTTTTTTTATCATATTCAGTTATCCAATCTATAAAATTACCTATTCTTTCAAGTATGTATCCTAAAAATACTACAATTATCATTACAACAAATAATATTGATATACCTATCCAGAATAAAATATTAATAAATCCCCAAAGGATTGCTCTAATTAACGATGTAATCATTTAAAACCTCTCTCATATTTGATATTGGTATTCCCCAGTCTTTTGGTAAAGCTGGTGGATTAGTTCCATGTGGATATAGAGTGACAGAAATTGCTTTCCTTGGTTCACTATATGTTCGTACACTATGTGGTTGACCACTCACTATACAAGTTGGTGTTCTTACAGTAGTTCTTTCAACTTCTTCTACTTCGTTCTCATTAAATGTATAACTATAATCATCATAGCGACCATCGTCTTGTTCTCCGTCAGTTGCTCTTGGTACCCAAGTTGATTTTGGTTTAAACCAAAGATTATGGTGATCTCCCTTACTATAAGCCCAATTCAATTTACATTTTTCTGTAAACTCAACAGCATCAACATGTATTTCCATTGTATAGTTTGCAGGAAATGAAAAAACTTCAGCATCCCAATACAGTAATTTATGTTTTTTAAAAAAGTCAACAGCTTCTGGATTAAAATACTTATTTGGTACTTGTATAAAACAAGGTGGCAAATCAAAAAACCATTTCATACCCTCTTCACTTAAAGGATCTTGAAAAGGAAGTTTTAGATGAAAATAATTTTTAGCCATTAAATATTTCCTTATTTACCATATTCTTTTCCCAAAAATATAATTTTACGTTTTTATTAATTTTTAAAATACCTTTTAATACTTTTTTATTATCTTCTGTATGTTCAACTGCACCAACTGAATTAATTGCATCATTCTTAAATTTTACTACATTGTTTACAGTTCTTGGTACGTTTAATAAAGATAGTGAAATTACTCTTCCAGGAAAATATTTATTTAACCAATTCATCGTTATTTCCCATGTGCGTTGGTCTTTCTTCCTTGCTGAAATTACATGAAATTTATCTTCAGTTGGTTTATATAATAACTCAGCAGAATTATACCAATCATATAGAAATTCTTTTCTTGCTTTTCTCTCAGCCCCATTCATGTGTCCCCATTTTTTTATATTTGGTGGTGGGTTTAATGCAAGAACACCATCCATATCGTAAGATACTATCATAATAAAATTAAATCTATGTTTGTTTCAGCTTGAACGATTGATTTTTGTTTTTCCCAAATTAATTTACGTTTTTCATCAGATAAAGATGTGAATTTAGTTAAGTCCTCTGCAGTTTCTACAGGATATGTCCAATTTAAACCATCATTCCCAGATGGTGCACAAACTGGAATACCAGCATAAAGTGCATGAAAAGCACGACCAGTTCTCCATCCAGATGTTTTATGTTTACTATCATAAACAGTTAAACACCCTTTATAATTTCTATAAAATTTTCTTCGATCTTTTTGTTGTGGATTTTCAATAACGTTTACATTAAAATCTGTCCACTCTTTTGGCTTTCCTGATATTTCAAGACTTGGTGATTTTAAAAATTCTTTAAAGTGTTTTGTTCTTCCGTTTGGTCTTCCAATATAAACAGTTTTATCAATATTGCCATTCGAAAAAGATTCAAATGTCATTCCATTCGCCATTGGTAAATCTACAACTCTTACACCCATTGGACATTTAAGAATTGTTGAAACTTCTGCAGAGTTAGTTGCATTTGCTGCAACTACCCATCTATCCCATTTTTCATTTGGTAATAACTCCCAAAGGAATGGTAGATCAGGATCATCATTAATGAATATTATTTTACCAGAATGTGATTTAATTAGTTCAACTGTTTTATCCCAATCTTTTTTATAAAATTGTAGATTTGTTCCACCAAATTCTAATATAAGTATATCACAATTTGTGTAATTATCAACAGATGTAAATCCATCTGCTGCTGTTGCTTCTGTTGGTGATGAAAAAGGAATTATTGAATAACCAGATGCGAATAAGTTCTTAAAAAGTGCAATCCTTTTCTCTACCCATGCACCACGAACACCAGATTCTTTATTTGTTAATCCTATCTTACCAGATACTCTCCGATAACCAAGTTTTAATCCCTTGTTTGAAGAATTAGCAGTATAATACCAATCTAGTGCTCGTTCCTCTCCTAAAAATTCATGGAGAGACATGGTTAAAAAAATGCTTCAAGTGAAGATTTATTTGCTTCAGGATGGTATTTGTGTAATATTTCTGTACCTAATTTAGATGTTAGATACTTATACCATTCTTCTTCTTTCCACATATTTTCTGAAACACCATTCCAAAGTTCTCTTTGTAATGGATGGTTTTTATTTCTACGTCTTTCCTCAACATAATTTTTTCTTGTTAGTTCATAATCCCAAGAACCAAGTTCTAGCATTTTTTCTCTGAAATAACAAACGAAAGAAATACGTTCTGCTTCAGGATCTTCAACAATCATTTCAGTATTTCCATGAATACCCTCATGATTGTTAATTAATAATAAATCTCCTGGACGTATATTTACAGCAACTCTGTATTCTGGTAGTACTAGATAACCTCCTTTGTACTTACCATTGTTTGATACTACTGTAAGATTACTGAATCCTTCATTTAAATCACCAGCATCTCTATGTGCTGCTGTTCTAAAAGTTTTATTTACAGTCGCTGTAGTGAATACAGTTCCTGGAATAATAAACTTTGGATCCATTTTATCACAAGCTTCTTTTTGTTTCGCAAAACGTTCAGGCAGTAATTGTTTAAAACCATCTGAAAGTTTTTGTAAAAATGGGAATCCCATAGCAAATTTCTCAGGATTCTTTTCAGTGAAAGCTGTTGCTCTTCCATAAGGAATACGAGGATATCTATCAAAATATCCAGCAATACCAGACCACACTGCTTGTGCATATGAAGTTGTTGATGTTAATTTACTCTTAACTCGTATTGCTTCTTTCACTATTTCATCACGAGGTAATGATTTTATCTCATTCAACCACTCTTCAAAGATAAATCCTTCATCAGTGACTTTATTCTTAAGCCACACAGATCCTCTCGATCCTGCTGCTGTTTTATCTTTACCTTTGTATTTTTCTGTAATTGTTGTTATAGGATTAGAACCATCAAGTGTAGTTTCATACTTAGATAATGCTTCAAGCATTTCTTCTTGATATTCCGTCACCCAGTCACGACCACCAAGTTTTGTACCTTTTGGTCCTGCTGCCACACCACGATTTTGTGTTTCGACTGCTGCCTCACGAAGACCTTTATATGCTAGATCTTGTTGCTCTTTCGTAAACCAATTTTTTCTAAATTTAAACAGAATGTTTTTCTCGCTGTTTATCCCATCAATAGATGGAGCATAGAAATCACAATCATATTCCACCAAAGTGTCATAGTGTGAATGATCTACAAAAGTCGCAAGCAAATGTTCGCAATCAATCTTATTTGCTGCGGTTATCACCTTTGTCGTCATCTTTTTTCCTTTATGTTATTCATCGAATTTAAACGATGATGTTGTTTCTGCCTTTATTCTTTCACCTATATTTCCTTTATCAAATACAGGTGTAGAATCTCCTGCGTCAGCTAGTGCCATATGTCTTTTCATATGTTCTGTTTCAAGATTATATACTTTCATCTTGTTTCTTTCAACACCAACGACAAATCTCTTATAATAATTAGGATCGTTATAACGATTCTTCAATTGTTTAACACTTGCTATTCCTTCTTTAATCATATCTTCAGTAGCAATAATCGCAAACATAAAGTCAGCTGTTGCTGGAAGACCAAATGATTCAGAAGTATCTTCTAATCCTAGATCAGAAGAAGTAAATCCTTGTCTTGTTGTTTGAGTCGCAGTCATTATAGGTAAATCATATTGTACTGCTAATCCTCTTAATTCCTCTGCTATACTCTTAATAACAGTGTAAGAATTATTATTTCCACCATATTTTAATCGTGCAGAAACACACAAATTTAAATAATCTACGTAAATAACATCTGGTTTAAAATCTTTTTTCATTTTTAGTTCGTCAAGTAATGATCTAAAATGACCAACATGTGCTGTTGCTGTAGGAAACTCTTTTATAACAAGTTTTCCTTTAGTTTTTTCTTTGACTCTATCAACACGTAAAGTAAAATCTATTTTCTCTAGAATTTTTAATTCGTCCATAGTGACATTTAATAAATTCGCATCAATACGTTCAGCAATCTTTTCTTCAGACATCTCTAGTGTTATATAAAGAACATTAAGATTATTCATTAAATTTGCTGCAGCAAAATGACATAAGAACAAAGATTTACCAACTCCTGTTCCTGCTAAAGCAACATTTAAAGTTTTATTACTCACACCACCACGTGTAATAGTATTAAATAAATCTATATCGAATGGTATTTTTTCTTCTACTCGTTTATAAAAATCAAAACGATCATCTGCATTCTCAAGATAATCGTGTCCAACTGATTTATCAAAAGAAACTGCAAGTGCATCAGATAATAAAGAAGGAATACTATCTTGTTTTCTTACTTTATCACGACCATCTATAATCTTAATACTGTCCATAATAGAATTATAAACAGCTTTATCTTTACAAAATTTTTCAGTAGCATCAACTAACCACTTTGAATTTATATCTTCTTTGTTCTTTAAATCTTTTGTATAAGCTTGTGCTTGTTGATAGTCAGTTTCAAATAAAGTTTTATCATTACCGAGTTCAATATCAATAACTTCAACTGTAGCTGGTTTATTAAATTTAATAAAAAATTTTAATATTTGACTAGCGATTGCTCTTTCAATTTTATCTTGAAAATATTCTTCACGTAAATGTGGTACGACTTTACGAGCATAATCCTCGTCATGAAGTAAATTTTTAAGTATTGTTGTTTCTATTCTCATTAGTTTTAGGTTTTGTATATGCTTCCATTTCTTCTTTTCCACCTCTGAATAAAATGGTTTTGTTTCTTGCTTGTTCTTCTATACATGCCATAAGAAAATCACCCAAATGTCTTTCAAGTTGTTGTTTACTTTCTGGGATTTCTACATTAAATTTATGTAGTGATTTTTCTACATTCGCATCATATTCGTAAAATAATTTAATATTACCATCTGTTTGATTTTCAAATGATACTTTACCAAATGATACAACTACATTTTCAAGTATTCCATTTTTAAATCTAATTTCATTTGCTCCATACTTACCTTTAGTTTCTAAAGTTTCATATGGTGGCACTTTTACTGGTTTAGATTTAAGATATTCGTCTCTTGCAGCTTCATATGCTTCTTTAGATTCATATGAATTGGGATCAATAAAAGGAAATAAATTTTCCTTTGTAGCTGGTATTTCCGAATTATTCGGATTTTGGTTTTGTTTTTCGTCCACCATCTTTTTTTTCTTCTGGTTGTATTTCACTTACCTTATCTGATAGTTCGATAGTAGAACCATATTTAAATGCTTTTTGAGTGTATTCATTTATTTTATCTAATACTTCTTTTGTAAAATATTTTTCAGGATTTTCTTTAATAGCTTTACCAAATACTTTTGTTCCACCAACGTCAATCCTACCACCCTCATCTTTCCATATACCAGCATCAACTGCAACATCAATTAATCCATAGTATCTATCAAGACCTGTTTCGTATGATAGTTTAATTTCAGCTTTTAAAAATTCTCTTGTAAATCTAGATTTTTGTAGTGTAGCTTTTATAATATTACCAACTACATTTTTATCAGAATCTCTATCTTTTGATTTACTTAAATATACGATTGTTGATGCAGCATATTTTAAACCAGAACCACCACCCATCTCTTTTGTTGGAACATAGGCACCGATTACATCATAAGTATGATTTGTGACAATCATTGGCATTTGTAATTTAGATAATCTTAGTGCAAGTACTCTAAAAGCACCACGAATTAATTGTGCTCTTGTCATATCACGAGTGTCGTTCCCCTCAATAATATCTTTTACTTCTTTTTCAGTTGAAAGATTACCAAGTGAATCTAATACGAGTAAAATAGGATGTCTTGCTTCAAGTGGTACTTTATCAACGTTGTCACAAATTTTTGTAGCTTGATTTCTAAATTCTTGTACTGTTGATACAGGTATTAATACAAATCTCTTAGGATCTATTCCTCGTTCAGCCAACATATCCTTAGTAATAGCACCCTCTGTTTCAAAGTATATAATGCCTGCTTGTTTTTCTATTTGTTGAAAAGTTTTACAAATTCCTAATGTGAAGAATGTTTTTCCACTTGATGGTTCTCCTGCTAATGCAGTAATTTTGTTTGCTGGCAATCCATCATAGATATTACCAGATAATAAAGCATTAAATATATAAGATCCAGTATCTACAAATGATGTAGAATCTCCGACTAAATCACCATCAGCTGTACCAGCATATTCGTTATTAATATCTTTTATTACGTCTTTTAAAAAATCAGGCATTTGTATATTTCTCCCTTTTATTGATTGTATCTTGTAATTCAACAATATCTTCTTCTATTTTTTGAAGATTATAATTGTTTTTTAAAAAATTGGTTGATTCAAACTCGTGTTCTTGTTGAAGTTCTTTTAATTCTATTTTTAATTCTTTTAAGGTTTTCATAATATTTTTATGGGGTATAGGTATATTATACCCCATTTTTAATTGCAAGTAAAGATGGGATTATAGAGATTTTACTTTATACTCAATCACTATAAAAGATCTGAATCTTCCTTGATCTAAAAATTGTTTGTCGTAAACAACTTTATATTTTGTCAAAGATTGTTCAAATGTTTGGTTTTTCTCGGTTGACTGATACTGACGATTTACTCCGTCTTTTGTACTTTCAGTCGTTGCCATTGTTTCTTGCTTTGTTAAGCTGTTTGATAACACATCAGCAACTGAGATTTTAGCATTTAATATTGCTTTTGATTTTGATAACTCCATATCAGAAGATATACCAGAACCACAGCCATATAATACTGTATCAGTAGATTTAAATTCATTACATACTAATGCTGCAACTTTAATTAAATCTTCGTTTCCGTCAACTGATGCTTTACCATCTAATTTTGATAAATTACCAGCACATGCTCCTAAGAACATTAACGAACCAACTAATAATATTTTTTTCATCGTTTCCTCCTTTCTATCTAGCAGATGCACCAGCAGCAACTCTTTGTAATAATAGAGAAGATGTTAGTACTATCAGTGTTTCACCAAGAGGTGATGTAATCAAATCTTTTATAAAAGAAGAATCACTTTCACCAGTTTTTACTTCTTCGTGGCATCGTTTTACTTCATCTCTGCCAATAACTACACCATCTTTGGTTCTTTCTTGACTTTCATAAATGCAGGAATTTCTCGGACCAGATTGTCGATTAATTCTATCTGCATCGTACCCATACGCATTGCCATTAATATAAGCTGTGACAAATGCATCTGAATTGAAAGATCTTACTATCGCTTGTGCGTTTACTATTTTCGCAAGGAAAAGACTAAGCACAAAATAGAATACAGTTAAAAAAATAAATTTTTTCATTAGCAGTGATTCCCTTTTCTTCTAATAGGTGTCACTTTACCTCTAATTTTAGTTTCATTTTCAATAGTGCTTGATGCTTTTAATATATCTTTTTTAATTAGATTAAGTCTAGTAATTGCTGCTATTGACATACCATTCTCAACATAATCTCTTACATCATCTAGATCTTCAACAAGTTTATGTGTAAATATTTTATTATATACCATATGCATTATTTTTTATCATTATAATAGATATGAAAACATATCCAAATTGTTAAAATAAGATTAACAAGTATTACTAAATCTATCACAGCACCATTCATTTAGTAGTCTCTGTTGGTACAAAATATTCTTTTAACTTATCGATTGTTGAGAATATTCCTGGATTTTCTTCTTTAGTTTTAGACCAACTTTCAACTTGATATGTTTTTGTTTCTTGCCAAAAATTAGACAGTCCTGTTCCTATTTTATCAGGAGTGGATATTACAAAATTACCAAATCCAATCGCTTGATCTTGTATTGTTTTAGATGTAGTTTCATACCACTCTGTAATTTCATCTTTAATTGGTTTCTCAGAAGATAATGCACTTTTTGGTGCAAAAACTATTATTGTAAAAAGAACAATAATAAATATAATTGCTCCAATTAAATCTTGTTTTCTATGTAAATCGTACATATATTTTTTTAAATTATTATCAACTTTTGACTCATTTTTAGGTTGAGATACATGTGCTTTCTTTTTATAAGCAAAATCTTTAGTTCCCATTATTTTTTCTCCTCTGATATTTTTTTAGTTTGATATAACAACTCAGCCATTATACTCTTAGCCATTTGTTGCATTGAGTCTTCCATCTCAGCTTCAAATAGTTGTTTCTTACAATCACGATCGCAACTATTTGGCATCAAATTCAGCACCACATTATTATATGTTGTATTCTTACGAGCAAGACTATGTACTGTAAAAATTACACAAAACACTAATAGAATTTTAAATATAAGTTTAAGCATGTTTAAAATATGTTTCACCTTGTTCTTCAGTTAGTAAATACACAGGCTTTTTTAACAGACATTGTATCTTTGGTAATTGTTCACTATAAAATCCAGGAGCCCATTCTTTTTGAAACTTATATGATTTTGTATCAAATTTTACCCAATCAATTCCATATTTCGTTTCATGTTTTTTGTGTTGATTAAACTGATCTTTAACCCACATATAACCATGTTTAAGTTCATTAACAGGTATTTTTGACAAATCATGAAGAATTATAGTACCATCATTTAATACAGATGCATAAAGAGGGATTTTATTTAATTCTTTACCAAGTGCAATTAAATTTTCGTATTTTTCATTATGTTTTAATTTACCATTAACAACACCACACTCAATCATCATACCCTGTCTTACAAAATAATTGACTACTTTCATACCTTTACGAATATCAAAATATGGTAAAGTTCTATGTTTAAATTCAATGATATATTGAATAGTATTTAATAAGTTATCTTGACTAATTCCATCGTATTTGTTAAATTTACCAGTGACTAATTCAACTGCTCCACGATTTTCAACTAGTTGTTTGTTGTTATTCCATAATGTTTTGACTGTTTCATTACTCCAGTCTTGCCATTCTTTTGTACTTTTAACATTGCTTTTTGTCATATAGTTAGTGCCTTTCATCATATAGTTTATTTTATTGTTTCTAAGTATTTTATTGTTGTACGAATAGCATTAGCATATTCACGAGCATAATGTAAATCTTGATATTCACTGTCAGCAAGATCACCCTCTGCTTTTTTAGTTTCAAGATATTCAACGTCTTTTAATGTATCAATTAATACATTTGAACATACATTAATAGCAGTTATTATATCTTCTGTTTTTAATATACTTTTATCACTCATACACCCTATATTATACCATATTTTTCTTTAAAAGTAAAGCTTTCTGTAAAGAAAAAAGTTAATAAAATCAATAGCTTAGATTAAAAAAAATTCTCTAAACTACTTGTTTCTTCAGTTTTCCATCCCAATGGTGTAATAATTAACTTTAAAGCATCTAAAAATACTTTTTGGAACATTGTATCATAATCAATATATTGATCTATTTTAAACTCACTTGGCAATTTATCTAAAAACGCAATTACATTTGTGGATTGTAAAGGGTTTGGTGTTTTAAGATGTATAAATTTAATCTTATCGCTTTCTCTTATAAGTTCTATTTTTTTCGTCAGTTTCATTTTATTTACAAAATGATTATGCATTAAAGCACCACGAGTATGCATTGGTGTGGATAGTTTATAAATTTTTACAGGATCGGCATATTCATTTATACCCTGACATGATCTAGGAAATGCTATTTGTTCTGGTTTTAAACTATAAAATTCTTTTCTGTAATTATTAATGAAATTAAATAATTCATATTGATTGCCATATAATATAATAGGAAGAGCATCTTTAAGTTTTTTTCTTACAATCATCGGTGTACTTGATTTAACAATCTCTAACCCCATTATTTTAAACTTAGGTGTGGTGTAAGAAACACCCTCATTATCTAATACTGAAAGAATGTATCTTTTCTTAGCAGTCCATATTGCTCTGTCAGAAATACTTTCTCGTTTCATTATCATTTTATTCTTAGCATTATGACGTTTTGCTAATTCATCATAACAAGTATTAATATATGGTATAATTTTATCTTGACAAATTTTATCTATAAATGCTACAATTTTAGATCTATCAGGTACATCTAAGAATGCTTTCTCTACTATTTTTTCAAAGTTTACATATATTGAATCTGTATCAACAGCGATAATATAATCTTTATTTTCTGTTTTTAATATTTTATTCACATAATCATTCATTTTATTATGAATCCATTTTATGGCAAGTTGTCCACCAAGTGTAATTGCTTCAGCCATACGTATATCGAAATATCTAAAATGCTCATTACCTATTGCACCATAAGCACTATTTAAAGCAATCTTATAAGCCATTTGTTCATTGTTATATTTTGATATAACTTTTTTAAGTTTAGGATCTTTTGTTATTTGATATTGTTTTTCTGCTTCTATCAATTTCTTTTTAGCAATATCTCTTTGAGCATAAAAAGTGTTCATAATATTAGGAAGCATTCCCTCTATTTTATTTGAATAGACTGAACCATTAGCAGCAACAGTTTCACCATCCTGGAATTCAGCTGGATTGTTTAGATAATGTTCTACTCCTGATTTGTAAGTTTTATTTTGAATTGTTTCTGGCGAAATATTATAATGCATAATTAAATGCGGATAAAGTGAAGTTAAGTCAAACCCAACAACCCATTTATGCATTCCTAAGATTGGATCTTTTACATATGCTCCTTCGAACTGTTGACTTTTTCCTACTGGCTTTTTAGGTGGGATAATAATATTTTTTTGTATAAGGTGATTGTGAATAATCATATCCCAAGTTCTTACTTGAGAATAAACATCAGTAAAATTAACTTTCGCTTTATATGCAAAAGTGACAATTAATTCTAAAAGACGCATTTTATCTTCTAGTTGAGTAATTAATTCAGTATCTCTTATATTATAATCAACAAACTTATTCCAGTTCTTCGTGTAAAATTCTTTAAATGAAGCATACTCACTATGATCTAATTTGGTTATACCTAATTCATCTTGTGCTATATCAACAAGCTTATAAGATTCTTTATTCGTATAAGTATATTTTTTATACAAACTCATATAATCTAAAAGAGATGTTCCCTCAAAATCAATATATGTTGTTTGTTTATTTCTTACCGAAACTGTTTTAGATGAAATAAAAGACCATGGACTTAGTTTTTTAGCAGTATGATCGCCTAGCAATAACTGAATTCTTTTATAAAGATAAACTGTGTCAAATGCACCTACGTTCCAGCCAGTAATAATATCTGGACAATTTTTATGCCACCACTTAATAAAATCATCAAGCATAGCATTCTCATCAGGGAAAGCACGATATTCAACGTCTGTGCGTTCACCTGTATATTTTTTTAAACCCCATGTAATAATTTTTTTAGTATGAATGTCTTGTACTGAAAGAAGTATAATAGACTCGGTTGGATTATTTACGTCAGGAAATCCATTCTCAGTTGTTGTTTCTATATCTAAAGAATATATTCTTATTTTGTAATAATCAAAATCTAAACTCGCTTCAGGATATGCTTCATTAATATATTGATGAGTAAACGAAAGCATTCCATAAACATCAAAATTAGAGATTGTTTTAAATTCATCGAAAAACGTTCTTGCATGTTTCATAGAGTCAAAATTAACTCTATAACAAGGTTTTCCGTCGAGTGTTTTATAGGGTGTATTGCCAGTTCCTTTGGTAATATAACAGTGCGGTTTAAAAGGGATTCGTTCTTGGATTCGAGTACCAACATCGGTGACTGCTCGAACGAGCACATCGTTGGCTGTAGTAGAAACGTTAGTGTAAAAATTTGTACCTATTTTAGAATTCATTTAGTCTTTCTCGCGAATATATCGCAACCTTTTTATTAAGAGTGGTGTGCCACATTTGAAGGCACATAACAAATTTCTTCGCTCTAAGAAGAAGAAGATAAAGGCACACCACTATTTACTGGCGAGGATTTAGCCCTCTCAGTAAATTCTTTAATTAGTTAATTGGTGATAATTCAGATTTTCTTACTGGATTTTTCCAATTAGAATATTTGAACTTTGTACCATATAAAGCTTCAATCCCAGCAGCAATAATTGCTCTTGTTGGACTGCCAAGTCTGTAATATGTTTTACCAGCAATTTTATTGCCATAAATCATATGACCCTCTGCTCTTAATGTATCAATCATCGCTCTTGGAGACTCTAGATCAAATTTATCTCTAATTGTCTGCCATGCAATGTTTTCACCTTTTGACAAAAGATTTAACACTTTTGCTTTTTTTGATAATGCTGGTCTTCCACTTCTTACAGTAGATTTTCTACCAAACATTCTTTTCAGTATAGTCATTATATATTTACTCCTTGTTATACTATATTGTTTATTTTTACTTTACTCCCTATATTATACTATAAAATTTCTTGGAAGTAAAATACCTTTAATTACACGATTAAAGATGGTTTTGTTATAATATCCAAACCAGAACCAAACATACGATTATATTCGTTAGTTAGTGCTTCTGCTGGGATTGATGTTGTTAATACCATATCTGATCTAAAAGCAAATACTTTATCAGATGAAAAAGGAAGAAATGGTGCGAATGCTAATGACATTCTTTTTGTTTCTTTGCCATCTTCGCCTGTTAATATAACAGCAGGTGATTCAATAGTAATTTCTTTTTCATCTTCTTTAATTACTTTACCAATCATGTGTTGGCCATTTAATAATACGATTATTTTAACTTGTGGATTATTTTGATTCATAGACTATATTATATTATAAAGATACTTGCATGTAAAGGTTTAGAGAATCGGCTCTAATTCATCCTGGAGTAATTCTGATGGAGTTTTGATAGGTGTATCGGGTGTTGGTTTTTCTTTTTCAAGAGTGAAAGATTCTTCGCACTTGCATTGTTTAAGCAAACAACAAGGAATGCCTAAACAATCAAGATGAAAAATACAATCTCTTGGAAGATTGTTCATAGTTTATAGAAAACTTGATAATGATGTAAGTAATCCTAAAATAAAAAGTACCAATAAACCTACACCTATAATTATTTCATAGATAGGTTGATATTCTCTATAATGTTTTGATACTTTTTTTGTTGATTTACTTAACCATTTGTTTTCACAATTATTATATGGAAACATTTTACTTTCTCTTTTAAATGTAATTGATTGGTGGAGCAATAAACTCCACCAATCGTTTATATAAGCAATTACTTAATTGCTACTTTTTTTGGTTTTTTATGTTCTGGGATTATTCTCTCTAGAATAACTTTTAACATACCATTTAGATACTGAGCATCTTTTACTTCGATATTCTCAGATAATGCAAACGTTCTTTCGAAAGCACGATTTGCTATACCTTTGTATAACTCAACATCTTTTGATTCTGATTTTGTTTCATCAGATTTTGATTCACCTTTGATAACTAATTTGTCATCTTCTAGTGTTATTTCAATGTCTGATTTTGCAAAACCAGCTACTGCCACTTCGATAACATATTTGTTCTCGTCAACTTTTTTTAAGTTGTATGGTGGGTAGTTTGGTATCATTTTGCCAAATGACTCGTGTATATCGTGGAATCTTGCCAATTGGTCATCGAATCCAACGAAAAATTTATCGAAGTCTTTGAATGCGTCGTTAAAAAAAGTAGGAAGTCTAGTCATTACTTTCCTCCTTTGCTAACTGTCGCAACAAATGTTTCGCCTAAACTCACGAATGATTTTGCTAATGTTTTGCTAAAAGTTTGAGTAGCATCAATAATTGAATTTACTGGTTCTGCTACTTTTGCGTCTTTGATGAATGTTTCAACAACAGACTTTTGTGCGTTTGACAGAGTGTCAATCGCTTGGTTTATTTGTGCTATCATTATATCCTCCTATGAAAGCAAGGTTATTATTTACTACTGACTTTCCACTATTGGAACAATCAGGTATGTTATACTCGATACAACGATCGAATATACACTATTATATAGGTATTATTTATAAAATTACTAGTACCTATACAATATTATTTATTTAAGTTATTGATTTTATTATCTTTTTTTTTATTCAATAGACTTAAATTCCGTGTCTTTGAGCCCATTTTCTTACCTAAAATAAGACCCATAAAGAATGCCATAACTATAAAAGCAACTATTAATAAAGTATGCCAAATATAAAACATATTAATCGCTTAGATATCCTGCACGCACTTTTTTATTAAAAAGTTTTTTAAATTCTGGATTATTAATCAATACCTCGAGATCGCAACCTCTAAGTTCATCATCTGAGATTTTATAATTCGCCCAGTAATTTTGAAAACTAAATTGATTTCCCAAACATGACAGTTGATCCACATTAAAATTGTAATCTGTTGTGTGTATCACCTGCATTGCAAATTCACTAAGCCATTTCCCACAACCAGCTCCTCCCCAACGACCACCATTTCCATATATGTTTACCTCTCCTGGAGAACAGTCTGAACGATGATAGACAAATCCATAACCATTATTTGGAGCTGCACTCGCTGTGTTAGTAATAAAGTTTATTGATAATATAGACAATAAGATTGCTATACATGTTATTATATTTTTCATATTATTTTGCTCTTTTTCCAATATTATATTTAGCCACAAGTTCCCAACCTGCTTTGTCTTTATGTGCTAAAACTTTGATTTGACTTAAAGAAGCTTTGGATGAAATTTGAGTAAGATCTTTAATTTTTAATAATCCCCAATCAGCCAATAATACAGCTATTGTATTTCTTCTTTCAATATCGTTTGTAGTAATATTAGATTCTTTTCCATCTAAAGAAAATAATTCTTTAAAATGAACAATAAAATATCTTCCTTGTTTATGTAATATATGACAAGATTGATATAGTTTTTTATCAGTACGACTTGCGATACCGATACGTGTTAATGTTTCTCTAATTTTTAAAAAGTTATCAGGTTCAATTAAAAAAACCTCTAACATTTTGTCTGGATTCCATGCGTATGGAATAGACTTATTTGAATCTTCTTTTACA